AGCCGCCGAGGCCGCCCAGTCGGCAGGATCGGCGACGATCGACCACGACGCCGCGGCGAGGTCCGCGATGTCGTCGGCGAGCGCGGCGAAGGTGGCGACGTCGGCAGCCGTGGCGTCGGAGGCGACGCCGACCGCGGCCTCGAAGTCGCGGACGATCTCGAGGTCGGCGAGCGCCCCGAGCGCGCCGGAGACCAACGCGTCGGACAGGTCGCCGACGATCGCCGGCAGCCCGCCGACGAGGTCGACGGCGAACGCGCCGAGCGTCGAGAGGACGTCGTCGACGGCCGCGAAGACCATGTTCTCGAGCGCGGCGATCGACGGCAGGGCGAGGAGCGAGCCGCCGAACCCGGGCGCCGACACCGCGCCGGCGTCGACACATTCGATGTCGACGGCGACGTACCCGAGCTTGTCCTTCTGGAACGAGCGGCGAACCGTCGACAGCGTGACCATCGCCGAGATCGTCGGCAGTACCAGGAGGTGCGGCCCCTCGACGCCGTCGAGGTCGAGCAGCGACCGCGCCTGCGCCGCGGCGTCGAGGCCGCCGCAGTAGGCGGTCACCTGATAGGTGCGGGGTGCCGGCCCGAACTCCTCGACGACGTGGCCGCCGTTCGGGATGGTGTGGACCGCCTTTCGCCGCCCGGCCTCCACGTCGTCGGAGGCGACATGGAAGGACCGGCCGGCGAGCGACGCGCGGGCGAGCGAGGCGGCGAAGGGCGTCATCACGGGGCTCCCGAGAAATCACCACCCTTGAACGAGCGGCCGGTGTCGAGCGGAGCCTTGGCGGCTTCCGTGCGGGTGCGGATGATCAGGGGCTGCGCGTCGAGGCTCGACTGGAGACGCGCCCGCATGCGGGCGATCTCGCTGTCCATGCTGGCGTCGTCCAACTGGACCGGGATGTCGAACGGGTCGGGCCGGGCCTTCGGCATCGGCAGGACGCCGCCGACTTCGCCGGCCCGCCGGGGTCTCGCCTGCGGCATCATGTAGTGCCGGAGCGGCGCGAGTTCGGAATCGGGGATGCCGGGCGTCGCGCCGTAGTCCTCCATGGGGAACAATCGGTTGGCTGCCTCGCGCGCCCGATCGAGGCGCGCACGCGCCGCGTCGCGATCGCGGGCGGCGAGACCAGACGGGCGACCATAGACAGTCGTCCGGCCGGCGCGTTCGGCCACGTCGACGGCGCGGCGTGCTGCATCCAGGTCGCCGAAGGCAGCGACGTCGGCCTTGTGCTGGTCGGCAGCCTGCTCGCGCGGCCCCTTCTTCCGGAACATCGGCCAACTCTCGTCGGCGTAGACCAGCCTCTCGGCGTCGTCCGGCGACATGCCGCCGGCGACGAGCTTGCGGATCCTGACCTCGGTCATGCCGCCCGGCGTCGACGCCGCTTCCTCGAGCGCCTGGAGCCGCTCGTCCATCGCCTTGGTGACCACATCGAGTGCCTTCGGAACACCGAGGCTCGAGACCGTCTTGCCGGTCGACACCACGAACTGATTCCAGGAGTTCGACAGCCGATCGAGCGACGACTGGGCATCGCCCGTCACCTTGGCGAGGTCGCCGACGGTCGTGCCGTCGACGCCGTCGAGCGCCGCCTGGAGCTTGCGCAGCGCGTCACGCTGCGACAGCAGCGCGCGAACGCCCGCCGAGACCTGCATGTCGCCGAAGAGTTGCGGGATCTTCGACAGGTCGCCCTTGAGGGCGCGCTCGGACAGGTCGAGGAACACCTCGGAAAGGTCCTTCCCTTCCTTGCGCGCCTTGGCCATTTCCTTGCGGAGATCGACGCCGAACTTCTCGAACTTCTTCGCGGTCTCGTCGCTCTCCATTTTCTGGAAGACGTTCTGCAGGTTCGTCGCGGCCGACGAGGCGTCGCCGGTCTGGTTGCGGACGATCTGCAACATCGCGACGAGGCGCTTCAACCCGATCTCGCCCTTCATGCCGACGGCGGCGGCGGCCGGCGCCAGCGAAGGCAGGTACTGCGACATGTCCTTCAGTTCGAACTTGCCGGCCTTGCCGCCGGCGACCAGGACGTCGAAGGCGGCCTGCATGCGCGTGGCGACGATGTCGAGACTGTCGGCGAGCGCGCCGGACGTCGCGGCGATGTCCTTGACCTCGGCCCCCGACGCCTGCGCGGTGCGCGCGACCGACGGCAGGAAGGCGAGCGCCTCCTCGAGGCTCTTGCCCTGCGAGACGAGGTCCTCGAGGCCGCCGGTGACGGCATCGAGCGGGGTTGCCGTCTCCTGACCGATCTCGACGATCTTTGACCGGATGTTGCCGACGGCGGCGGCCGAGGCATCGGCGGTGATGCCGATGCGGGTGATGCGACGATCGACCTCGGCGAAGTCGGTGAAGGCGCGCTTGGCCGCGCCGGCGACCACGGCCGGCGCCACGACGGTGGCGACGCGCCCCGCCATGGCGACGGTCGCCGCGCCGATCTTCGACGAGGCGGCCGTGACCGCCTTCGCCTTGTCGTCGATCGCCTTCATGCGACCGGAGACCGACTGGAAGGCGCCGGCCGTGCGGTCGACCGCCGACAGCTTGAGGCGCGCCTCGATTTCGCGGCTCATGGGTCACCTCCGGCGCGAGAGATAGTTCGACGCCCGAAGCGCCCGACGTTCGATCTGCGAGAAGGTCAGGCGCTCGGCTGCGGCGGGGTCCCACCCGGCGCGGAAGACGAGGAAGTCCCAGAGCCGCCCGATGTTCCCGCGACCTTGAAAAAATCGAGGAGGGCATCCTTCACCTTGCGAATGTCGGCGAGCGACAACTGACGCAGGATGGCGGAGGGTTCGCCCTCGCCTTCGAAGGTGACGCAGGCCTCGACATAGGCGCGGACCGCGGCGAGGTTCTCGATCACGACCACCTCGCCCGCAGCGGTTCGCTGCGCCTCGACGGCCTCGCCGTGGTCGAGATAGAGGCCGCCGGTCGGCTCGGAGACGAGGGCGACCTGCGTCCCCGAGCCGTGACCGATGTAGACGCGCGAAAGGGGAACGCGGGTCGGCGCCATGTCAGATCATCCGGTAGTCGACGCTCTCGAACGAGAGGCCGGAGGTCGAGAGGTTCTTCTGGTCGGTCGTCGGCTCGCCGACGAAGCACCCGTCGGTGAAGAGATGGGTCCGACCGGTGTGGGCCTCCTCGACCGTCAGGTTGCCTTCGAAGGCGAGGAGGTCGTCGGCGGTGACGCCGGGCGGAAGCTCGAGCGTCATGTCCGCCTTGTAGTTGCGCGGCGAGATGATCCGGGTGAAGGACCCGTCGAGGTTCTTCTCCGTCGTGACGCCCGTCGACGACGGGTCGATCTTGAAGTCGCCCTTGATCTTCACCCGGCGGCCGTCGCCGAGCGTCAGGATCATGCGGCCACCGGCCGACTGGTTGGACATGGGGGAAGCCTCCGGTTGATCAGAACTGGCTGTAGAGCACCGCGTTCGCGGCGATCACGTCGAGCGGGTTGACGCGGTCGAGCGGCGCCAGGACGTTGACGCGGTTCGACGCGTCGGCGTCGCGTTCGACACGGATCGCCGCAGCGAAGGCGTCGAGGTCCTCGAGCACGCCGCGCGTCACCAGCGCGCCGTAGGCGTGCACGAAGGTGGCGCGGATGTCGTTCGGCGTCGAAATCGCGGCATTGCCGCCGGGATTGGTCGAGGCGATCGCCTTCTGCCCGTGCTCGACCGAGAGCCGGAAGCGGAAGAACTTCAGCGCGTAGACCAGCTGGTAGAGCGCCTGGACGTCGCGGAAGGTCGTGTCGGTCTGGCCGAGCGCGTTCTTCTTCGACATCGTCACCGCCTTGTCGACGACGACCACTCCGTTGATGACCGACCAGGTCGAGATCCGCGCCTTGAGGAGCGCGTTGCGCGTCGCGTGCGACGGCCACTTCGACCGCGAGCGCGGCGCCTTGACGTAGACCAGCGCACGACCGGTCTGATTGCGCGACACGTTGCCGGACGCACCGTCGTGCAGCCACCCCACCTGCAGGGCGACGTAAGAAGCCAGCCATCCCCAGGCAGGGGTTGCATCATCGGACGACGCGATGCGGCCGACGCCGGCCACGTGGCGGTCGTCGGCCAACGACTCGCCCCACGTGATCAGCGCGGCGGCCGTGTCGGTCTTCACCGTCCAGAGGTGGCCGTAGGACTGGCGCGACCAGGACCAGCGGCCCGAGACGTCGCCGAGCAGGTCGCGAGCGCGCTGCAGGTTGGTGTCGTCCGAGAAGGGACAGATGATCGTCGTCCACTCGTCGTCGCCGAGCGCGGCGAAGAGCGTCGAGAGATCGGGCGTGCCGGCGCCGGCGGTCGCGGCGGCGATGGTCAGCGCGCTCGCGAACACGTTGCCGGTCACCGACGGATCGGCCCAGATGTCGAGATCGGCGAAGATCGTGCCCTTGTGCGCCGCGGTCAGCGTCACGACGTTGGTCGCGGCCGTGGCGGTGACGGGCAGCGTCGCCTTGGTCAGCTCGTCGTAATGAGCGTTGACCGCGGCGGCGAGGTCGGTGGCGACGGTCGAGGCGGTGGCGCCGGCGGCGATCGCGATCTGCACGCGCTCGCCGGCGATGTCGACGACGCCGATGCCGCCGGCGGCGGGGATGGTGCCGACCGTCAACGTCCAGGTCTGGGCCGTGCCGAGGTCGGGCGCCGCGGCGATCCAGATCTCTTCCGCCGGGGCGTTGGCGCGGGCACGGCGGTACATGTCGCGCAGGATCGACGTCGGACCGGCCAGCGCGTCGACGGCTTCCTGCGAAGCGGCGAAGACCGGCGTGTCGGTCGACATGGCGCCGGCGGACGTCTTGTGACCGACGAGCACGATCCGGCTCTCGGCTTCGAACGTGCCGCCCGAGTTGACCTCGAAGGCGAAGATCGGCGCGACGATGCCGCCGGAAATCTGGTTGAAGGGGACGGTGGTCATGTCAGTCCTCGTCGGTCGGTTCGGGGGCGGCAGGGACGGCGGCGTCGGCGACCTCGACGACGGATCCTTCGGCGATCAGGGCGGACCACCACTGGCTCTCGACGTCGACGGCGCGAGGCTCGACGAGCGTCGACGCCGTGCCGGGAATGGGGATGGTCAGATCCGGACGGGCCGGTCGGACGGTGGCGATCCGCATGGGGCTCACTCCGTTGGAGGGGTGCCGACGACGCCGCGAACCGGCGCGTCGGCGAGCGTGTCGGGCATCGTCGGTCCGAAGCCGAAGACGATCGTCTCGAGCGGCGTCGGATCGGAGGGGGCTTCCCAGGTCGAGGCGATCGCGGCGAGCACCGCGCCGCCGTAGGAGCCCGGCGGCAGCGCCGCGAAGACGTGCGACGCCGGCGCGGGGAGGCCGCCTTCGACGTCGTCCCAGTCGTCGTCTTCGATCACGACGGTGATGCGGAGCATCAGGCGCGACAGACGCACGCCGAGTTCCGGGTCGCGATCCCATCGGGTCTCGAACCGCCGATAGCCCCGGACGAAGCGGGGCACGAGCAGGGGCGACGTCGCCAGGACGCGCCGGATCTGCGTCGCCGCGAGTTCCAGCTTGGCGACGGCGTCGGCATCGGCGGCGCCGATGCCCATTTCGTCGGCGCCATCGACGATCGGGATCTCGAGGTCGATCACCAGTCCGACCTCGATGTATTCGGGGTCGTAACCGTGCTCGTCCGAGGGCGGGTCGGCGCGCGTCTCGTCGACATAGACGGACCCCAGCACGAAGCCGGGGTCGATCACCGTCCGGCCCCACGGCACCGACCCGCTGTCGAGAACACGCGGACCGAGGAGCGTCGGCCAGTTCGGCGTCGACGCGTCGAAGAGCGGCGTCGGCGCCAGCGCCTCGACGACGGCGAGGCGGAGGGCGGTCGTCGAAAGCGATGCCATGGCTACCTCGCGAGCGTCAGCGTCACCGTCATGCGCCCGCGGCCGTAGGGCTGTGGACGCGAGACCGAATAGACGAGACCGCTGGCCTTGTTCTCGAGCCGGTCGCCCTGGCGAACGTCGACACCGTCGGCAACGACATAGCTGGCGCTGAGGCTCGATCCGGCCGACGGCGTCGGCGAGAAGCTCGCGACGCGGCCGGTCGAGAAGGCATCGGCCGGCGTCTCGCGCTGGATGGCGACGAAGGGGTCGACGATCGCGCGGTCGGGATCCGGCACGGCGGCGGCGTTCGGACCGACCGGGCGGGCCATGGGGCGGAAGATCCAGTCTTCCGCGAACGCGGCGTCGACCGACCGCCTCGCACGCGCGAGACGGTCGGCGAAGGTGCCGGCCATGGCCGTCAGGCCTTGAGCTTCAGACGGCGCAGGGTCGCCGGCTGCGTGCAGAGGATGATCGGGTTCGTCTGGACCTCGAACTTCGCCCGCTTCGCCGTGCGTTCCTCGTCCATCTCGCGGACGTAGCGCGGGAGGCCGGGGGTGTTGACCGTCTCGAAGTAGTCGGCCGGCGCGTAGCGGGTGAGCCAGAGGCCGGAGACCCCGGTGAAGCCGACGCGCGCCTCGTCGGCGGCGATGAAGGCGCCGCCGACGGCGGTCTTGGCCTTCGCCGACGCGCGATAACGCTCCCAGGTGATGCCGCCGTAGGTGAAGACGTCGGGCATCTGGCCGCGCAGCTCGACCGCCGCAGCGGTTCCGAGATAGGTCTCGCGCACCTCGGGGTGGTCGACGAGCGCGCGGAAGAAGTCGGCACCGCAGAAGGCGTGCACCGCACCGTAGGACGGGGCGACGAGATCGTCTTCCATGTCTTCGCGCAGAACGTCGGTTTCGGTCCGCACCTTGAACGTCGCCGTCTCCAGGTCGAACTCGATCGCGCTCGGCGTCGCGAGGCCGAACTCGGCGTAGATGTCGAGAATGGTCTTGCCCTTGCCGGAGACGATCTTGCCGCACCAGGCGCCGAGCTTCATCCACTCCTCGGTCAGGTCGAAGTCGCGCGAGTGCTTGGTCATCTTGCGATCGACCAGCGACTGCACGGTCTCGACCTCGGTCGCCGATCCGAAGGCGCGAACGTTCTGGACCTCGTCGGCGTAGACCGATTCGTCGCGCTGCAGATGGACGGCGTCGATGGTGCGCAGGCGGCGGCCTTCGTGATCGACGGTCTCGCCGGAGCCGCCCCGCGGGGTCGGCTCGACCAGGGCGAGCGAAGCACCCTCCGTCTCGATCTTGATCGAGGTGGTGGTGATCGAGTCTTCCTCGAAGTCGACGGCCGCGCCGATCTGGCCGGGCACCGCGGGCTTCTCGTTGGCGAGCGAGGTGAGCGAGGCGAGCGAGAACTCGTCCGCATTGAAGATGGACATGTCGGCCATGATCGCCGTTCCTTTCCGATGAGAGGGGCCGCGATCAGCGGCCGATGATGCCGACCGCGGCGAGCGCGGCGAGAACGGCGGCCTTTTCGGGCGCCGTGTCGGTGGCCGCGGCGAACCCGAGCGACACCGCCTTGACCTCGGCATCGCGGGCGATGACGACGGCCTCGATGTCGGCAGACGCCGGGACATCGACATTCGCGAGGAGCACCGCGACGGCGGTCTCGCGACCGTCGTTGCCGGCCGGATCGTGAGGGGCGAGCTTCTTCGACGCAGTGATGCGGCCGAGAACGAGACCGGCGGCGAGAGAGCCAGAGCCGGCGATCAGGGTGGCGACGTCGCGCGAGCGGGTGCCGTTCGCCTCGGACAGCAGGAAGTGGCCGGGGCGCCGGCCTTCGGAAACGAGGGTCATGATTTGGTCCTCTGGTTGGCCGGAGATCAGCGGCGAGCGGCGGCGCGGGCGGCGGCCCGCTTGTCGTAGATGGCGCTCGGGTCGAGCGAAGCCGTCGGCTTCTTCGGATCGGTGCCACCGCCACCCGGCGCGGCGAGGCCGGCGGCGGCCTGGCGACGGGCGGCGTAGTCGGTCGGCGAGGTCTCGGCGACGGCCTTCGGAGCCGCCTCGAGCGC